TAATAAATAAGCTAATGCACCCTTGCTATCTGGAGGCAAGTGTTTTGCATCGTGTTTTTGTTTGTGTTGACGAATAGTTCTTAAGAACTCATCGAGCACTTTAGCACCACTATCATTGCTGCCATTACCTAAGGCAGATACTATATCAGCTGGAATAACGAACTCCCCGTTTGCTAGCATGGCTGGAATGCTATCAGAGGTTCCGTCACCGCCACCTTGTACAAAATGATGAACTGCGCCAAGGCCGCCTTCGCTGAAAAATTCTGGAGTGTGAATTTCACCGCCAGCGGCATGCATTTGAATAGGCATTGGTGATGCAGATAATGGATTGGCTAGATGTCCAAATTCAACGTGTTGGCCATGTATAAGTCTTGCTGGCCCTGGAGATACGTTTCCGTCTGCGCCACCCAAACCACCGCCCCAAGCATAATGTCCAATATGGCCGCCATTTTTAGCGGCTTGGATTTCTTGCAATCCAGATGGGTTATACGCTTGGGCAGGAACAGCTTCCACTGATATTGAATAATTATCAGATGGCGCTGCTACTTGCTGCCCCCTGCTTGTCACAGGGCTTAAGTTAAATGCATTGGTTGTCATGTGGCCTCCAGTTGCCGCAGTTTGTATTTCAGGTAATGATTGTGGGTTGTAATATGTTGGTGTAACTTGTTCAATTGGGATGTTAAATGATTGATCCGCTAAAGCAACTTGACATCCATGCATCAATTTTGCTTTTAAATTTAAAGCTGCCTTCATGGCGGGTAATGAAGTTGCTTTTTTACTTGTTGACGAAGCTGATGCACACTGTGCGCCCGGTGTAGTCGGTGTAGTCGGTGTAGTCGGTGTAGTCGGTGTAGTCGGTGTAGTCGGTGTAGTCGGTGTAGTTACAGTTGTTGTAGTTGTTGGTGTCGTTACAGTTGTTGGTGTAGTGACGGTTGTTGTTGTTGGTTTCGCAACAACTTGACCCCTAGCAATAGGTAATGCTATAGAAACAACTTTTGCCAAATCTTGTACATTTATGCCTGTTTGAGATGCAACAGCAGAAACAGCCGCTTGATCCAAAACACCCTGATTTATTAAATCAATAGTAACAGGAACCGCGATATTCAATTCATCAGTTTCTGATTGAGTTCCTGCAACAGTTTGAATAGCCTGTTGAACAGCAGGGGCTTCTACAACTTGCAAATTTAACAAACTAGTATCCAACGAAGGTTTTACGGGGTTAGCTACAGTTGTACTCGGCGTTGTAGTTGTTGTAGTTGTTGTCGGTGTCGCACCTGTATTTACTAGTGTGTTAACGGAAGCATTGTTGCTAGTTGTTGTTTCAGTTGCAGCGGGTGTGGAAGTAGCTGGAAGCGGAATCGGAGCTGGAATTGCAGGAGCAACTTGCCCAGGGGTTTCTGTAGATACAGTTAAAAACTGTATTGCATTTTCTAATAATTTTATTGCGCCTGTTGTTTGGGGTGTTGCTGTTGTGCTATCTGTTGTTGAAACATTGCCAGTAATTGTATGCGGTGCATTTTGCAATGCAGCAGCATCTCTAGGATCTACCGGAGTTGTAGTAGTTGTGGTTGTTCCAGGTACAGATATATTAGTATTGTACTGATTACCGTTCCAATAAAAAGTTTGTAATCCAGCGGAGCTTGCTTGTTTAAATGCGTCGTTAAACGTTCCGGTAAAAGTTGATGCGGCTTGTTGTGCGCCAGCCATATCATTGTTATTTAAAGCCGCTATAACAGCGGTATTACCAGAATTTACTGCGTTTGTTACGTTTTTATCGCCTAAAGCTATTGCAGCTGCCAATGCGGTATTATTAGGATCAGCGGGATTTTTTGCCACAACATTCGCATCAGTATTAATAGTATCCGGTTTAGCAGGAGTTACTGTTGTGGTATCAGTTGTGGTACTATTAGGGCTTACTGTTGCATTCTCATCACTTCCAGTCCAAGGCTTTCCTGTAGCTGGGTTAATTGTTGGATCATCACTGCTAATTACAGATTTAGCAATTCCGCCTGCCCCAGTAACCAATGATGTAATAACAGAGCTTTGTATTTGCGCTGAACTCTTGCCGCTTAAAATTCCAGTACTTGCAGTATTAGTGACTAAATTAGCAGCGTTTGCAATGGACTTAATTGTCGCTGGGTCAAAGCTGGTGTTTTCTAATAATGACTGTACTTGAGATGCAACTTCTTGGCCCAATGAAGTAGACGCCAAAGCTGTCCCAAATGAATTTAAAATCTGTTGACCATTTGCTCCGGTTGAAGCTGTTGCAAGTGTTCTTGCCAAAGTAGAAGCAACAATGTTATTTACCTGTGCAGCAGACAAATTGGTGTTTTCAGCAATTGTGTTAGATAAATCTGACATTCCAGGAATGCTTCCGACAACACTGCTCATACCAGCACCAATGCCGCCGGATACACCACCTTTTATTGCGCCTTGTGCAATGTTTCCGCCATTCAATGCAGAAAACGTTGCGCCTGTTACGGCACCAATTGCGACACCTCCGATTGTAGAAGCAACGGCCCCAGTTGCTGCACCAGCAGTTAACGTTTCTCCAACTGCAGCTAATGCTTCAGGACCAACAAATACCGATAGTGCTGCAGCGCCAACAAGTTCTACAACTGGCAACAAACCACTATCAGAAAGAAAACCATGACCACCTCCGCTATAAACATCGGGGTTTTGTTCACCGCCATGTGCTACGGGCTGTGAAATGGGAACTAATTTATCACCCATTTGTTGGTACATAACAGTTTGAAAGCTCTGTGGGCCACCTTCATAGGCGGCGCCAGGAACCATACTGTCCATTGTGACAGAATAAACATTCTGAGCGGCTTTATCAATTGCGTTATATAGCTGATCTTGTGCACTTATGCTTGTTGCTGCTGGCACTGGGTTACCATTAGCATCTGTTATTATGTTACCATCACCATCAGTTTGATAAATGGGCTTACCATTAGAATCCACGGAGGGTATTTGCTCATCTTTAAACTGAGTCGGATCAATGCCCAATTCCTGAGCAGCAGCATTCATATCACCAGAATATGTAACGTTTCCGCTATCATCTGTGCTTTTTGTAATACCTAATGCGTCAGCACCTTTACTAATATTATCGCTATACGAGTTAGATGTCCAGCCAAGGGCACTAGTTAAATTACCACGTCCAAATGCAAAATTACCAACACTATTATTACCGCCTAAAATATTGTTAACTGCTGCTGCACTTAAAATAGGTATTTGAGTGCCATTTAAGTTATATAGTCCATATTGGCCGTAATTAATACGTCCAGTACTTACACCTTGACCGGATGTTAACGGTGATGCAACAACATATAAATTAGGATTTGCCGCTTTTAATTGCGGACCCAATGTTGGGTCTTGTGCAATTTGAGAATATACATTTAATAACTTTTGATCAGTAGTTTGACCACCACTTGGATCGGCAAATATTGTTGCGTATTGCTGTAATTGTGCTGGAGTTATATTTTTAGTAAAACTAGAACCAAGCTGAGCATTTATTAACGCTGTTAAATCTGTAGAAGCATTTTGTATGCCTTCTGAAGATAATGCAATACTTTTGGCAATATCTGCTGGAGCCACACCGTTATTTAATTGCTGTTGCCAGTATTGTAAACCAGCTGCGTCAGGGTTGCGTCCAAGATATTGTTGATAATCTTGTACAATTGGGTTATTGGCGTATGCTTGACCTTCTTGTGAATTAGCAATTTCTTGGGTAACTTGGTCTAATGTTGCTTTGCCAGAAGTTATTTGGCTTGTCCAATTAGCCAATCCGGCTGCATCTGGCGCACGACCTAAATTATTTTGGTATGCTGCTGTAATTGCCGCAGTAATATTGGACGCTGCTTTTGGGTCGGTACCAAATTGTGTTTGCAGATCATTAATAGTCTTACCAGATGATAACGCTGCTTGGTATGTGGCTAATTGCGCCGCTGTTGGGGCAGATCCATAATACTGTTTGTAAGCATCTGCAATTTGAGTTGCATTTTGGGCTTCAGTAGAATTGTAAATGCCTTGCACAACTTGTTCTAATGGTGTGCCATTTTTTAAAGCAGCAGTCCAAGACGCTAATCCAGCTGCATCTGGCGCTCTTCCAAGAGCAGTTTCATATGCGTTAGTAATTGCAATTGTTGGATCAGCTTGCGCCTCAGAGGAACTTAAAATACCGGCTTGTATTTGGCAAATTGGTGTTCCTGTAGCCGCGGCTTTTTCCCAAAATGCTAAACCAGCTGCATCGGGAGCACGCCCCAAATATTCTTGGTACATCTTTGTAATAACTGCAGCATTTGGGTCTGTTGCAGTTGAACAAGCGGCAGTAGTAGTGGTTGTCGTTGCTCCGGGGGTTGCAACAGTAGTAGCGGATGCTTTAGTGGCATCTGCTTGTGCTTCTTGGGAAGTTGAAATTGCTTTAGTAATACACGCAATTGGTGTTCCAGTTGCGGCAGCGTTTTCCCAAAACGACAATCCTGCAGTATCGGGGGCGCGGCCTAAATATGTTTGGTATGCTTGAGCAATTTGAGCATTGGCACAAGTAGCTGGTGCTGCAGTGGTAGCTGGTGCTGCAGTGGTAGCTGGTGCTGCAGTGGTAGCTGGTGCTGCAGTGGTAGCTGGTGCTGCAGTAACTGTAACAGCGGCGTTTTTAGACGCGTCCGCTTGTGCTTCTTGAGAACTTGCAATAGCTGACGTAATACAATTGATAGGCGTACCAGTGGCGGCTGCATTTTCCCAGAAAGCTAATCCGCTAGCATCGGGGGAGCGCCCTAAATATGTTTGGTACGCTTGAGCAATTTGAGCATTGGCACAAGTAGCAGCAGGGGCTGCTGCCCCTGTGGTTGCTGTTGTGGTTGCTGTATCTGCCATATTTTTTACGGTGCCTTACAAACGCTAGTATCAGTTATTGATGGTTTAATAATAATCGTTGACGTTGCTTTATCAATTTCCATTTTGCCAAAGCAACAAATATTCCAGTCTTCTCCAGTGCGTTCGTCAAATGACGGAACGTGTAACTGAACGTGTTTGCATAAAAACTCTTTGCCGTTCTCAAACACGCGCCAAGCATGATCTTCTGATCCCCTACCCGGCATACCTCTTGTTTTATTAAAACGAATCAGGTACTTGTTCATACTATCACCGGGCCCTCTACACCACCTTGTGGTGGATTAGGATCATCTTTAACTCCAATATTAAAGTGAATAAACTTCACCGGAGTCTCGGATTCATTTCTGCTAAATGAATGGGGCAACCAAGCATTTGCAAAAAACAACGTCCCGGCTGTGGGTGTAAATACTATGGTATTAGTTGCTGGCGTAACTTGCGAGGTATCTGCCTCAGGCAAACTAATCTGTGTTTTCCCAGGTCTTGGATCGTGTAGTACGATTTTGCAACCATTTTCTGGGACGTCCAAAAAATAAAATCCAACCAGTTGAACATTATCGCCGTGGACATGTTCTTCCATGTTGGAGTATTTGTGGTGTTGCTGACCCCAAAGTGAATGGAAATACGTAACTTTTGTACGCATGTCGTATCCTTGGGATTGCATAATATTCCAACCGGTACCGACAACATATTGAGCAAAAGATTCGGTTCTCTTGTCCGATAATAGGTTATCTGTCATTACCGACGGATATATTGGGTTTAATTCTCTGTGCTGTAAGGCCAATGCTATATGTTCGTCAAACACGGGTAAAACGTCTTTTATATACTCCGGCTTATTGATCATATGGACCGCCGTAGCAAAATAGTATCCCGTCTGCAAAGTGTCTTTCACACTTTCCGTTTTTTCGTTCATTTTTGTACCTATGCAAAAGCCGTACTGCTGCTTTTAAGTTATTAGTAATATGCTTCTATATATACTAATACGCAATTTATAGGTTTAGTGCCCTAGCTTGTTTTCTTTTTATCCATTAATGCTTGTGCTTCAGGAGAAGCAGCAATTTCAGCCATAATTTGTGACATTGGAACGCCATTACGAGCAGCCGTTTGCCAGAAAGCGAAACCGCTTGGATCTGGTGCACGACCCAAGATTTGTTGGTAATCTTGAGTAATTTGGTTCGTTTCACAAGCCACCACTGGATTAACGGGATGGCATGTTGGTAGCCCATAACACATTGGTGTAGTGGAGTTTGTTCCTGTGATATTTGCTAGAATCGGTGAGATTGGTTGGTTAAATTCAGAAAGATATTGCTGATAAGTATTTCCCGGAACTTGAGCGGTACCAGATTGTGCCCATTCAGCTTGCGTCATTGGTGACTGAATGTACGCGCTACTTTGTGCTTGTGGACCAAATGGTGTTGGGTGATATCCTGGTTGAGCTGAAGCCTGAACCATTTGATTCCAACTGCAAACATTTACACCTGGAACATTGGCTAAATAGGTTTGTTCTTGCTGTGCTGGTGTTGGCCCCTGTGTGCTCGGCGTTGTAGCTGCGGCAACGTAGCCTAAGCCACCAGTTGCAGCCATCGGAGTTGGGTTTGGTTGTGGTGCAGGAGCTGGGCTTGGAGCCAAGCCGCCAGTTGCAGCCATCGGATTTGGGTTTGGTTGTGGTTGAGGAGCAGCGGCAACTTTGGCTTGGTATTCTGGTGAATTATAAAATGCATTTTGAATGCAGGCCAAAGACTCTCCACTAGCGGCAGCATTTTGCCAAAACGCCAAACCACCGGCGTCGGGGGCGCGCCCTAAAATAGTTTGGTAATCTTGTGCAATTTGAGCGTTAGCGCAAACTGGAGCTGGGTTTGTATTATCTGCCATTTTGTTTAACCGTTAATAAGCGGGTCCGTTAATAATTGTTGTTACGTCTTTTGCCCAATCCTGCCAATTTTCGTATCTATCAGCAACGGGAATGGGGTATGATGCAAATGCTTCATTAGAGGCAATATGGTTTGCTACCGCTTGCCAATTATCCTCTGGGTGAGTTGGAATGTTTTCTTGCCCATACCACAATATGAAATTACCATTCCAATCTTCCCAAGACATATAGTCGGGTGTGAAAGGAAAAAACTGCTGTATCGAAGTGCCTTTAGAAGATGGCATTATGGACGCTCGTCACCGTATTCACAGGTAATAATGTTTCGACCCATTTCATAATTACCATCTAAAACGTTGGATTCAAATTTAAGTCTAATAAGTCGATACTCAACACGTAAGTCTATTTTACCAGTGTTTTCGTCAAAATAGTACGGGCCCGATGTTTCAGAATCTACATCATCGTCAGCAAATTTGCGTCCCAAAATAGTGAGCGCCATCATGCCTTTTTGCAAGAAGTTTGGCTCAAAACGGCGTAAGTGCATGCGCCTGTTCATACCTTGGAGTTGATCTCCACTTGGTGTGCCTGTAATCCAGCTAATATCGCTTGTGGTAATACTAGAATAAATAGCTTCTTCGCCAACTAAACCAAGTGCATTTTGACCAAATTCATGCTGCCAAATTGCATATCCGCCACTGACATAATAGATTGGTGATCCAACTGCAGGGCTTGCACCCAAAGTTGTTGTGGTCGTAATTAGCGTTACACCCGGTGTACCAATGGTTGTGTTGTAAATTAATTCCGCACTAGCCACTTGATAAACAGGATCGCCAGAAACATTACTTAATTGTAAATAGTCACCAGGACTAAATAGCGGCGTTTGATCTCCAGCCAAATAAAATTGATAGGCTGTTGGAGCTGGTAAACTGGCTGGATTGGCAATCACATAATGTGGCTGGCTGTAGCTAACATTATAGTTCCAATCAGCCCAGATTGGTTGCGGGAACAATTCTGTGGTGTATCCGCAAGAGCGTTGTGCACCAACAGCTGAACCAGCATCGTACCAAAATTTATCTTTTACATTGTAGATAATAGCATCAGTACATTCGGTTGCTGTACCGCGAGGATAAAAGAACCAAATCTCATTGTAGCGAGGTACTTTTGTGGCCCATACTTTTTGGCGTTGTTCGTAGTTAATATTATCAAACAACCAGTTTACGTTCTTATCATTGGCTAATACCGAGACGCTACCATTATAGACATAGAAGCGGTCTACGCCCATCCAGAAAAAGCTGCCATCCATTTCAACAACCGCATTGGATGACATAATAGAGATTTGGCTAGAAACAATATCATAATTCCAATAAGTCGATGGCACTGTTGAAGAACCAGAACCCGCGGAATTAAATGAAACACGAATTAAACTGTCAGTTGCCCAGAACAAGCCAGATGGTGAGTTAGTACCACCACGCATTGGAATACCTTTGACAATCTTGGAAGAAGATACGTTGACTTGGTTAGCTAATGGGCCGTTCCAGTCATAGAAGTTTTGACCTTCGTACGTACCATCTACGTTATTGTTAGCAATATACCCGTGTGAACCATACACAAAAACAAATGGGTACAGAACACAAACACCACCGTCTACCGAGATAGGTTTGTAGGTTGGGTTTTGTCCAGCTGAATCAGACAAGCCGGTAAATGTCCAAGTTTGGTTTGTCCCTGGTGTTATGTTACCAACTAAAACTTGACTTGGCACACCATTGTCAATATTGACTAGATTTTTACCTGGGTGGGCAAACACCACCAACTGTCCGCCTTGTGGGCTAAACTGAGCATCAAACTGCCAGTCATTTAAGTATGGACCACCAGCTTGATCGGGTGAGAATACTGGCGCATTTGCAATCCAACCAGTTGTTGGAGATCCGACAATGGTGCCGCCAGACACGTTAACTGTAGTGTTTGGTGATGTGTAAGTTGAGGTTGTAACGGTGTACACAGTCGGAGTTCCAGACTGTGTAAAAATAATTTGTGTGCCAGTTGTAAAAATAGTGGTTTGATTGCCAGCAACCACAAAATGGGATGAGGTGTTTGAGACAATACTAAACTGCACTTGACCCGGCAAAATGTCGGCCACAAAAGGACCGCTACCAATCGGTAGTGTAGTTCCTGTGGTAAATACGTCCAACTCATTGGCGTTACCCGCAAAAACGTAGTTAACTCCGTTGTACGGAATGTTAATTAGGCCGCGATAAATGCCACTAAAGCTAGTAAAAATGGTACGATAGCCACCAATCTTTTTAGGTGTGCCACGCTGGAACCTACACCAAACTCCATCGGTGTATTCTTCCGTTTCAAAAACAGTACCATCACGCTTTATACCCGGCTGAATAGCCAGGGTATAAATCATGTTGTACTGCTGTTCTATTTGCTGATCAGCCATTAAAATGTACCGCCAGAAATTAATCCGGCAGCAATTCTAGCCGGCGTTGTGATTAACGGAGCAGAAGGATTAGAGTTATCAATACGCAACATACTTGTTGAATTGGCAGACAAGCCTAAAATGCTTGTACCAATCAAGTACATACCAGTATGTGAATCGCTTGAAAATGTATAGGAAGGCGATGCAGCAGATCCAGCACTAGCAGCAAATGTACCGATCGGGGCTTCTGTTAGTGGATACAAGTTTATACCATCGCTTAATACCGCGACAACGGTTCCTGTTGGCAATACAAATGCAGGAGAAGATGAACCCTCAATAATAAAATTGATATTGTAGCTAGATTGATTTGTTGCGTTTGCAAGGATATAAATCTGGGTAATTGCAGGAAGCGTTGCTGTTAAATCTGTTGTACGAGTGCCAGACTGTGCAATGTACGTTTGAATAATTGGGGCAAACGTAATCAAACTTAATGTTGGCCCAACAATAGCATCTACGTCATAAGTTGCTGCAGTAAATGTGGATGTTGTTGGGGCAGTTAGGCCAACAGTAACGAAACCATTAGAGTTAGAGTCATACAAAATAAATCCAGAATCACCTGGGTTTGCAGTAATGGTTGTTTCACCATTAATAAGCGCTGGTGATGGCGGAGTAAGCGCCAAAGCGCCTGTTCCGTTGTTTCTAAAACCAATGTACCAACCATTTGACAATGTGGCAGGTGCTGGTAATGTGAATGTGCCTGCGCCACTATTCCAAACGAATGTAGCTGCACGGCTACCATCATTAATGGTTGGTGGGGTGGTAATATCAACAGGGTTTTGAGAAACAGCTAATTGACCATTTACAGTGGTAAGACCAGCGCCAGCCAATGTGGCGGCGTCAGCGCTAGAAGTGCCAACACCGAAGTTAATAATACCCCAAGTACCACCAATGCTGGTAGTATTATTGGTGAGGTAGTAATAAACTGCTTTACCCGGAGCAACTGTGACACTTTCGTTACCAGCAGCATCTTTAATAATAAAGCTAAACGCACCGATATTACGGAATAAAACATCAGTACCAAGAGATCCTTGGGTTGCGTCTGGTAGAATAACTTGCAGATTTGATGTCGCTGGAATGCAGTCCATGATACGGGCTGCAGGAGTTTGACCAAGCTGAATGTTAACAACTTGTGGCCAATATAATTGTGTTGTTGTCGCAAACGATAGCGGGTAGTACGATACGTCCGTTGGTTCAATAACGGTACCGGTAAATGGCGATGTAAAAGATTGAGACATAAATTAAGGTTCCTGAACGGTAACGTTTCTGTCGATTCTGCGGGAATCGTCTTCTTTCTTGAGAGCGGACAAAGAATCTTTATAGTACTGCTGCCATACTGGCAACTTATCCAGTGCTTTCAAATAGCCCTGAGCTTGTAATAGCGAGCCAAATAACATGGCTTGTGGGCACTCGCGGGTGAACAGATTTTGTTGGTTGCTAGAATCTAGCGGTTGGATTTCACTGTAGTAAATGATCTCTACAGGATAGGCTTGGTCCGGGGCTGGAGCAATAGCCCAGTTGTTATAATCGTACTCTGCGTAATACAAAGGCAATCCAGAAGATGCTTCTGATTGATACTGCGCGATGTAATCTTGGCTGCGCATCAAAATGGGCTTACCATTTACTTTCATTGATGTTGTTTTGCGCCAACGAGCTGGCTTGTTCAAAATGGTTTGATTTTGAGCCAGTGTTGTTTCCACAACAGTCAATTGCAAATAGGTTTTTAACTCAGCCGCAATAGCGGACTCAGCCAAGCCAATTAAGCTAGGAATCTGCGCAACAAACTCAGCGTCGTTACGCTCCATGTAATTGATGATGTCTTGTACGAGATTGTCGTACGTTTGTACGTAAGCAGATGTCATCTTGTGTAGTAACTTATATTGGGCTGGAAGTAGATTGGGCTCTTATCTCGCTCTTCGTTGCTAGCTTGCATGAATAACTTATCAGCTTGCTGCTCTAAATATACAATACGGTTTTGGTCCACGTTAGGAATCTGCATCGCCAATCTGTGTGACAAAGAGGCTTGTACAGAATTAATCCAACGGTCTGGAACATAAATCTGATTAGTCAATGAGCCAACATCTTCCATTTGTTTCTCAATGATTAATTGGAACATTTGGAAGTCGTTGTTTGGTACGGGCCACAAATACATTGAGGGCTCAATTTGGCGATCGTACCAGTATTGCAGTGAACGAACCGATGGGAACTGTTTGTTGGGAAGATTCCAGTAATCATCGCGGTTTAAGCGAGCTAGTGGAATAACCTGTTGAGATTGGGAGAATACAATTTGGCGTAATGAGAACGTTGGCAACACAGTTTCACGCAAACGATAGTACGTGAATGGTTGGGTGATGTTGACGTTAAAATACGCCCATTGTTGGTCACTAAGAGTAGTGGCTGGGAAAGTTTGTTGAGTTGTCCAAGTTACACCATCGTTACTGGTCTCATAAACGAGATTGTAAGTAGTGGTTGTGTTTGGAGAGTACGCATTAAAACCGACATAGAACACACGCTGTGATGGTGTGTAAGCCGCGCCAAACCAGTTTTCACTAAGTGTGGATGTGGCGTAGTTGTTTAGTGTTTGGCTAAACAAATTACCAGCGTTTGGATTATCTGCAGGCAACGCACCAGATGGTGCTAGGTTTTGTACATAAACCCAGTTGGCTTCGCGAATGTCGATTGTGGTTTTTGGTAGTGTAAGGATCTGCTGATCAGTTTGCGCGCCCAACAAAATGTTATCTAACAACCAAAGGTTTACGCCAAGGTTAGATAGATTTTGTAGGTTGTAGAAAAGCGCCTGTTTACCCGCATTGACGAGCTCAGGCGTCATCTCCTCAGCAGTTCTGCCAGAGTCACGAAACGCATACGAAATTAACTGGTCGACATTGATTGTTGTCTGACCAGTGGTACCTGAATAGGCCAAGATTATCTCCCGCGGCCAGCGGCTCGCTTAGTTACTTTTTGAGGAAGGTTTGGTTTGGCTTTACCAGCCTTAACAAACTCTTTACCAACCTTTTTGGGAATACCTAATGTGCTTTTGCCAGCAGCAGCGGCATACATCGCCGCTTGCTGATCTTTCGATTTGATTGGCATATTAACATGCCCCTGCGCGGCCACCACGCTTTTGACCAGGGATTGGACCAGCTGGACTTACACCACCTGGGGCTTGCATAGCACCCATGTTAGTAGGTTGTGGTTGGCCAACTGGAGCTGCAGGAGCTGCAGCAGGAGTGCCCATTTGTTGACCTGGAGGGTTCATTTGGTTAGCAATTTGGTTTAATGAATTATTGCCACCAATAGCTTGTTGCTGAGCCATTAATTGAGCTTGCTGAGAAGGATCTCTCAATTTGTTAATATTAGCAAACAAATTCATTTGATGCGCTCTTTCAGCAGCAATACGTTTTTGCTCAGGAGTCCCTATAACGGAACTTCCATCAGCATACTTTTTTACTTCACCACCTTTTTTGAATTTCTTGGTGCTGTTATCACCTGTACCAGCGGCGCTGTCAACTTTAACTTCTTTAGTTTTAGATTCTACTTTTTTGAGCTTGCTTGCATCGCCAGCTTTGAGCTTGTTTGTTTTAACAACATCGCTACCAGCTAAATTTGGCTTGGTAGCAGCTTTAGATGGAGCGTCGGCTTTTTTAGGGCCCAATGATTCTTTTTTAGCTGCTGTTGAGCCAGATGGGCCTTTAGAACCAGATACAGAACCGCCAGTTTTATACTTCTTAACAGTGCCAGCTTCTTTCTTGGTACGACCACCTTTACGCAATTTAATCTCGGTTGGCTCTTTATCATGCTCAGCTTCATCATGTTGCTTAAACGCCTTTTTGATGAGCTTTTTATCTTCAGCAATATCTTCATGTTTGGCTTCGCCGCCTTTTTTCATTGCTTTGCCGCCCCAGCACATATTCTTTGCTTTAGCGTGGCCGCCTTCTTTGAAGTGTTGCATCTTCGGTAGTGATTTAAAGCCTTCCATGGTATTTCCTCGAGGTTAAATGGTTAAAATGGGATGATCAGTCCTTATATCTACTAATACGCTAAAAAGGGCTAAATCGCCCTTAAAAACAAATCTCTTTCCTTTTCACGGCGGGGCTTTAGTACAACGGGTGTAACCCAGTTCATAAAGGCATTTGCCGCGCCATGATAGTCGTTTTTATTGAGGTGCTGGACTACCTCGGATTGTTTAAAGTGATCGGCCCCAATATTGAAGCAGAGGCTGTATAGGGCGTCCATTTGGTTCTGGTTAATGGGTACCCTTACC